ATATAAGTGACCAAGCAAAATTTTGTTTGGTCGTAAGTTGTTCGAAACAAAGAGGTTAGGTATTGTACTAGTATGGATGAATGTCTCTTTTCGAGAGGTCGTTCGATCTTCTAAATACCCGACAGCTTTCAGGATTCGATAGTTTTCAAACCGACAGAATCTTATTGGCGGGCGCGTCAGCCATCGCTGCCTGACGCGCCATTTTTGTCGCCAAAAATACGTGGCGAAGGAAGGAGTAATGAAGAAAATTTGTGAAGTGACAGGTTGCTCGAAGCCTGTTCATTCTACCCATTACTGTGCGATGCATCATAGTCGAATTCAGCGATGGGGAAGTGCTGAAATCTCCCACCGACATTTCTGGTCTAGTTCAGTCGCCAAACGGCTGTTTCATCTAGCTAAAGCGCGCGCAAAGAAGCATGGATTCGAATTCGCATTGAGTCCGGCTGACATCATCATTCCGTCTCATTGCCCTATTTTGGGAATTCCTTTACAGGCTGGCGAAAAAATTTGGACCGATCATAGTCCAAGTCTTGATCGTATCGATACAGCCAAAGGATACGTGCGCGACAACGTACAGATCATTTCTTGCTTAGCGAATCGCATTAAAACGAACGCGACACCAGAACAAATTTTAGCGGTTGGATTGTATCTGACCGGGAGTAAACAAGCATATGCAAAATGAATGGAGTAATTTGGCGAAGATTGTCTATCGCCGGACATATAGCCGTCGTGATAACGGCGTTTTAGAGGGATGGAAAGAGACGGTTGACAGAGTGATCGCCGGGAACACCCGAACTGTTCCGGTGAGCGATCAAGAGAAGGAACGATTGCGGTATTTCATGATGAACCGCAAGGCGATTCCTGCCGGTCGCGGCTTGTGGTTTTCGGGTGCTCCGTCGCATGAAAAGATTGGCGGTTGTGCTCTGAACAACTGCTACTACTTCAACACAGCCGACTGGAACAACTTCGTGATCGCCCAAGACATGTTGATGTTGGGCGGCGGCGTTGGAATGAGTGTTGAGAACCGGTTCGTGTCGAAGTTGCCCAAAGTCAAGCGTGATGTCACGATTGTTCACAAGGACACGAACGATGCTGACTACATCGTGCCGGACTCCCGCGAAGGTTGGTGTGAGCTAACGCGGCGCGTGCTCGAATCGTTCTTCGTGACCGGAAAGTCCTTTTCGTATTCCACGGTTTGTATCCGTGGGTATGGTCAGAAGATCAAAGGATTTGGTGGCGTTGCGTCCGGCCCGATTCCGTTGATTGGCTTTGTGGAGAAGCTGTGCAACATCCTGAAAGAGCGGGAAGGCAAGCACATCCGTCCGCTGGACGCGGCGGACATCATCTGTGTCACCGGTGAAATGGTCGTTGCTGGCAATGTCCGGCGCTCTGCGATCATCGTCCTTGGCGACCCCTACGACAAAGTGTACTTGGCGGCGAAGCGGTGGTCCCTTGGCAACATCCCGACGTACCGGGCGTTTGCCAATTTCAGCGTCGTTGTAGACGACGTGGAAGACCTTCATCCGGCCTTCTGGAAGACCTACGAAGACGGTGAACCGTTTGGCATTGTCAATCGCACCAACATCCAGAAGTATGGCCGCATGGGTGAACTGAAGCCGGACACGGCGGAAGGCGTCAATCCTTGTGCTGAAGCGACACTGGAGTCGGGTGAGAACTGCAATCTTCAGGAACTCCCGCTGATGAATCTGGAAGACGAAGGTGAATTCATCGAAGGCGCACGGCTCATGCATCGCTATGGCAAGCGCGTCGCGATGGAAACCTATCACCAGCCTTCCATTCAGTCGGTCGTGCATCGGAACATGCGTATCGGCACCGGCATCACTGGATGCTTGGCAAGCCCGCTGTTCAACCCCAAGACCTTGGACAAGGTGTATGCGGCGATCCAAGATGAGAACGTTCGTTACTCGAAGGAACTCAAGGTACCCGAATCCATCCGCACCACGGTCGTGAAGCCTTCCGGCACGGTGAGCAAGTTGCTTGACCAGCACGGCTACGAAGGCATCCATCCGGCATTCTCCCGTTACATCATTCAGCGTGTCCGTTTCGCGGCGAACGATCCGTTGATCCCGATCCTTCGTGCTGCCAAGCACCAGATGGAACCGGTGATCCGTTTCGATGGCACCTACGATAACAACACGATGGTGGTGGATTTCTACGTGGAAGCACCGGAAGGCATGCCGGTCGCGGACGAAGATTGGGACACGTGGAAGCAATTGGATGTCGTCAAGATGGCCCAACAGCATTGGGCGGATCAGTCGGTGTCGGTGACGGTCTACTACAAGAAAGAAGAGATCCCGGAGTTGAAGGCGTGGTTGGCTGAAAATCTTCAGTACATCAAGACGATCAGCTTCCTGTGCCATTCCGATCACGGGTTCAAGCAAGCCCCGAAAGAGAAGATCAGCAAGGAACAGTTCCAGCGCTTGTCTTCGCGGGTCAAGGCTATCGACTTCGATCAGATCGCGGAAGGTGATCTGGAGTCGCAAGAATGTGTGTCGGGTGCATGCCCGATTCGCTAACCTGAAAGAGCGATATGTCAAGAGGCCGGGCCTTCGGGTCTGGCCTTTTTCTTGAACAACGGGGTTCCTGTAAATATCAACCGATGGCAGAATCGATCAGCATTTCCGTGGAGTTTGCTTCGTACAGCCGCACCAAGGACAACGAATATCTTGGCGAAGAGAAATTCACCGGGACTCGTTTAACGCAGCTTGCCCACAGCATCGCGGCTCATATGCTTCCGCTCGAACGGTTTCACTCCGGTGTCGAATTTGAGATCGTGTCTTACCATCGCGATGACGTGTCGTTTGACTCCCGATGCAAGCGTCAACTCGAAGGAATGACGGAAATTTTCAGGGTCCTTGTAGATCAAGTACTTAAGAGATAACCGCACTTGTATGTCAAAAATTGCGGACGCCTAAACAGTGTCAGCATGAGTGACTTTCGGAAACTTAGCATCATTTGCCAGTACTGTGAATCGACGTTTGTTCTTCGATTCGACGAAGCCTTTGACGGGCCACAATTTTGCCCTTTTTGCGGAGAGCCACTGGACCTAGACGAAGAAGACGATGACGACCTAGAACCGGCGGATGAGGACGATGACGACTAAACCACGATACGTGGTCGGCATCGACTATTCGATGACTTGTCCGGCTGGTGTTTGCATCGATATGCACGCGCCAGCCGATTTTGCATCTACGAAGTTCATCTACGTGATGGACTCGAAGAAAAAGTCCCCATTGAAAAACATCGAAGCGGTTCCGTACCCGGAGACTGATTCACAGGAAGCCCGGTTTGATTTCCTTGCACAGACCTTTGTCGGGTGGATCGAAATGGAAACCGGCGGCGACGTAGAAGTGTGGTTGGAAGACTACGCCTTCAACGCGCGCGGCAAGGTATTTCACATCGGCGAAAACACGGGTTTGTTGAAGCACCATCTGTGGATGAAGGGCATGAGGTTTCACGTCATTGCGCCCACGGTCGCCAAGAAGCACGGGACCGGCAAAGGGACAGCCGACAAACCGGCAATGTATGAGGCTTTTAGCCAGCGCATAAACATGGATTTGAAGAGCGTGTATGGGTCGAAAATGAAAGGAACGGGTAGTCCCTTCTCAGACCTTGCGGACGCCTACTTCATCGCACAGTATGGTGCGACCCAAGTTCTATGCCAAAAACCTTAATCGTTGCCGACATCCACGAAGACGCCATCTATCTCCAACAGGCCGAAGAGCGCGCCGCGCAAGCGGATGCGGTCGTGTGCCTTGGCGACTATTGGGATTCGTGGAACGGTGTGACAGAAGTCACTCACACGATCACCGCATGGGTCAAGAAGAAACTGCATGATCCGAAGTGGACGATGTTGTGGGGCAATCACGACCTTCACTATGCGTTCAGCATCCGGGCCTTTCGGTGTTCTGGCTACTCCGATCTGCGGGCGTCGATCATTCGTCCACAGTACACACTGAAAGATTGGGCGCGGATGCGGTGTCATACGTTCGTGGATGGGTGGTTGTTGACTCATGCCGGGGTGGTGCCGCAACTGGCGAAGGTGCCGGAAGGAATGTCCTTCCCGGATTGGATGCATCAACAGGAAGCGGATATTCGGCATGCGCTTGGTCAGGGTGTACCGCATCCGTGGCTTGAGGCTGGCCGGTCGCGTGGTGGAAGTTTTCACAACGTCTATGGTGGGTTGGTGTGGGCAGACTGGTCGGAAATGGGAGTGATCCCCGGCGTCAATCAATTGGTCGGACACACGGAAGCGCGCCAGATTCGCCGGGTGGAGAAGGATGGATTTCAGTCCGTTTGCATGGACACGCAACGGCGGCACTTTGCTTGGATCGAAGATGGTATTCTGAAGTTCGAGCAAGTAAAGAATTGACATATAGGTCGGTATGATGTATACTGACTTTGGAGAGAACGATGCCAGATCAGGAACTAGTCATGCCTAGACCACGGGGAAGCCGGGCACCGGGGAAAAACCCGGTCATGAAAAATTTTCGATTGGTGCCGCCCGTTGTCGATCCCGCGAATTTCCTTGGCTCACTGAACATGCGGTCTGAGTTCCATGTGAAGTTGCTGAAGGTGATCGAATCGAATGGAACGCGGTACTGGAAAGTGGAAACCCGCGAACATAAAATTGGCATCATTCCCGAAACTGCGGTATCCTATGCCGCAATGGTAGAAATCGTCGAAGTCAATGATTGCTTCCTGATGACGGGCACGGTACAGCGACAGGCCGCGACCGAATCGGGCGAAGCGCAAACGTTTTTCCGCGACGTGGAAATCACGCGGAACTTTGGAACGCCAACGAAAGCGAAGTGATGCCATGAAAAAGGTTCGCGACGAACCATTCTTTCGCGGCGACACGTTCACCGGTTCCGTCTCTGAAGCGCTGTCGTGGTACCGCAAAAACAGCACAGCGACCCAACAGAAACAGTGGGTCATCGACTTCCTCATCCACCACAATCGGATTACTCGTTTACCCTTCAGCGACGAAAAGCCATTTCCGGCGGATGTTGTGGAGCGCGCCCGCGCGTGCGATGAGCAAGGGTGTATCGGGGTTGGATCAGTCGCCCGGCTCTTGACCAAAGGGGTTCCGCTGGACAAGAAGACCGTCACCCGGCTATACGATCACATCCGATCCCTGAAGCCCAAGCCGCCCCGCGTCGTCCGGCCAGTGGAAGACTCCGAATTGACCAAGATCCGGCATCATATCGATGGCGTGATCGATGACATCTGTTTGCATCGCAAGCCGAAGTTGCCAGCACCTAGCCGGGAGAAGTGGCGGGAGTCTCTGACGATGGAACAGCGTGCGCTATTAGCACACACCTACCAGAAAACCTACGAAGAGATATACGCGGCGGCGTCCGAAGAAGACGAAGAGTTGGTCGAAGCGTACAGCAATATGACCGTGTTCCAAATGGATGCGCTGGTCAACTATCTGCAAAGCATCGTGGTGTACAAGAAAGCGAAGAAGGCTGGCAAATGACTATCGAAGCGATTGCGCGGCACATCTATGCCGTGATCCGCGCCTTGAATCTGGAGTTTGGTAAAGACTACCCGGAGTGGGACCTAGCCACAGACGATCAGAAGACAACATTCATCGGTGGTGTGAAGTTCCATCTGGAGAACCCGGATTTGACGCCGAAGCAAACGCATGACTGGTGGATGCAAGACAAGGCGGCGAAAGGCTGGACGTATGGGCCGGTCAAGGACGAAGCCGCGAAACAGCATCCAAGCATGGTCCCCTACGAAGAACTGTCCGAACTCGAACGCGCCAAGGATGTGGTGTTCATCGAACTTTGCCGACTGCTACGATAACAACATGGGCATGGGATACAGATACGAATTCGTCGATGGTGATCTGAGCACCGCGACGGGCGTGGTTTTCAACGGTGTGCAAATGCGCAATGAGCGACCGGGGCACATCTGGCAGATCGAAAGCCGCAATGTGAAAGAGCAGATGGTTGCGATCCGTATCCCGGCTGGCAAGGTATGGTCGGGTACCGGTCGTCCTTTCCGGTATGTCCCGCCGGAAATTGTCGTCATCAAGCTGGACCCCAAGTCGAAAGAAGCGACCCCGGTGATGCATATTCCCGTGGGCCGCGCCTCGAAATCTTCCCAAATTTGATTCTCCAAACCCACTGATAAACTGGCACTAAATGCAATTGAGCGAATGGATTAGCAATCTCAAACGCTGGTGGTGCCGGAATTTCCACGATGGCATATTGTGGGGCGGCGGGCCGGACTATGAGTGCCGCGTGTGCTTTCGCCGGTATCGGGTGCCGTGGGCATCTTCGGAGAATCGAAATGATCCTACTCGACTTTAGCCAAGTCGTCATCAGCAACTACATGATGCAAGTCAAGACTCAGCCGAAGCTGGATGAAGGCTTGTTTCGACATGTCACACTGAATTCGCTTCGAATGTACAATGCGCAATTCCGTGAGTCTCACGGTCGTATGGTCATTTGCACGGATTCCCACAACTCATGGCGGCGTGATGTTTTCCCCTTCTACAAAGCCGGGCGTCGCCGGGAGCGGGAAGACTCAAATATCGACTGGCAACACCTGTTTGAAGTGCTCCGCATGGTCCGCCGGGAGATCACAGAAGTGTTCCCCTACAAGGTCATGGAAATCGACGGAGCCGAAGCCGACGATATCATTTCCACGTTGGCGCGGCGGTTCAGTCCGCTGGAAAACGTGGTCATCATTTCGAGTGACAAGGACTTCCAACAGCTTCAGCGCTGGCCGAACATCCAGCAGTTCAGTCCCTACACCAAAGAGTTCGTGGTGTGCCCGAACCCGCAACAGTTCCTCAAAGAACACATCATGCGCGGTGACCGGTCGGACGGTGTGCCGAACTTCCTTTCCCCGGACGACATCTTCATGACTGAGGGTCGTCAATCGCCGGTGATGGACAAGAAGTTGGCGGTATGGTTGGAACAGGAGCCGGAAACGTTCTGTGATTCGCGCATGCTTCGCAACTATCGGCGCAACGAACAGTTGGTCGATTTGACGCGGACCCCGGATCACATCCAGCAAACCATCCTCGAAGAGTTCGCCAAGCCGCCGGTCGGGGCCGCGAACAAAATCTACAGCTATCTGGCGACGAACCGGCTGTCCAATTTGGTCGAACATCTGTCAGAGTTCATGCCGGGCACCGTACAGGCACCGCCGCCGGTGCCGGAACAGCCGACCAAATCCACGGCAAGGTTGCAATTCGAATGAAGATCACCATCTGGAAATGTGACCGGTGCGGGAAAGAATACCGTGAAGGCCGGGGCCGCACCTATGAATTCGCAGTAGGCACCGAACGCGATCAGATCGAAGGCCGCACGGTCGAAGTGACGGACTCGATAGACCTGTGCTTCACGTGTACCGAATCGATCATGGAACAGTTCGTCCGCGCGTTGGACTTTCCAAAACGAAAAGCATTGCTTGAATAGATCCGATCACGCCTTCCGAATTGACGTTTGTTGAATCATATGTCATAATGGTAGGGTGAATGACGACAGGAAGTTGTGGGAAATTCTGGTACCCACGGTGAGCAACGAAGGGAAACCTTTCCGTTTGCGCTATCACCGGGTATGGGATTCTCATGTTCGCAAGATCAGCGGCGGGATGACCATCTTGCCGGTTGCCAAGGGCCAATGGCTTGACGGCGACAAGGTGTATGCGGAACGGATGATCCCGGTGCGCATACTGGCGACCCGCGATCAAATGGAACAAATCGTGGAATACACGATGCGTTATTACCATCAACTTGCCGTCCTTGCGTATAAAATCAGTGATGAGGTCATTCTGAAGAAATGCGAATTGAAATCACCCAAGAAGGCACCGACGACCGGGAAGTCCGCGACGTTGAATCCCTCCGCACAGTCGAAGGGGAATTGACGACGTTGCTGCAATCCGACGCGGGGTACAATATCACAGTAGAGCACGGACGTTCCACATGGCCGATTACACCTACAGAGAAATCGGAATCTTAACCGACCTTTGGTTAGGACACTTGTCGCACGGTGAGCACTTCATCGCGCGACAGAACGGCATTTTCGCGGTCAACTACGACACCCTGATTGAAAAGGGGATGGTCGAACGTGTGCCGGAATTTTCCGAAGCCCAACTGAAGGCCAATCAAGATGCTGTCGATTCGCTGAAATTTGAAGCGATGGCGGCTCTCCATGTTGATACGATCCGGCGTGCTATTGAGTATCTGGAAGACGCCGAAGGCATCCCGACCCAACAACGGTGGGGGTACCGTCTGACTGAAAAGGGCATCCAGCACATGCAAGCCCAAACCGACACTATTCCCGATCATGCCAATGCGTGATCGGACACAATCGAAAGGACACACACATGCAGAAAGCAAGTAGCATCGAAGAAGTCGATTGGTCACAGTTCAAGAAGGGCGACCAGTTTACGGGCTTGGTCGCGACCGCCATGACAAGAGTCTGGCCGGTCGTCATCAGCGTGTCTTCGCCTTACCATCCCGATCTGGAACTGGTGGTGCGCGACTTGATGGAAAACAATGGACAGGATTTGGACGACTTGGGCGTGGACATGGACGACGTGACGTTCGAAGAAGGCCGCGTCTATGACGTTCTCTTCGAATTGACCGAAGATGCCGATGAGGACGACGGTCTGACGTTCAAGGCTGTCCGGGCGGTCCCGGTGTCGGTGCGCCAGACGATTCAGCCGCGCATGAAGACGGATGGCATGACGCAGCACGACCGCGACAAGGCTGTTGCCGCCGCGACGGGCGGTGAAGTCGAAAGCAACAGCGCCGCGTTGGGCATGATCCCGATCAAGTGGTAGTTGGTGATGCCGGGGCACGATCAATAACCGTCGTGCCCCGTTCCCAAAAAAAGTTGAGAAAAAGTTCGAAAAAGTGTTGACATCCGCTCAGCGGCATGTATAAATAGAATCAGAAGGACATCGCATTCAAATGACGAACGTAGCCAATAAACGAAACGGAAACACCGCCCGGTGTGCCCGTGGCAATCGCTTCGTCACCTTCAATTGGTGCGGTAGCCGATTTAACGGGCGCGTCAAGCGCGGTTAATCCCCTCTCCCCGAAACAGTCCTGTATAGCAGAACCGGAGTAGCGACCCGGCGATGAGTGACACAGACAGGAACACTGAAGTAGGAAAGTTTCCCCTAAACAATTTTCAAGGTAAGCCGACCGGTAACGGTTATCTGGTATAACTTGGTTCGATCCCAAGACCACTTCGGTGGTTGACCCGTTCCAATCCAATTGCTTACCACGCTATGCACCCGTAGCCTAATGGATCAGGCAACACGCTACGAACGTGTGAGGCGAAAGTCTCTATGTGGGTTCGAGTCCCGCCGGGTGTTCCAAACTATCGACGCCGGATGCGTGAGAAACGCGCGCTGGTGTCCTGTGATGCGGCTAAACGGGATGTGCATGTCGAAGTCGCCGCTGCAAAATGCGGGTATAGCTTAGTCGGTAAAGCGCGGCGTTGCCAACGCTGAGACACGGGTTCGAATCCCGTTACCCGCTCCAAACATGGTCCTGTCGCCGGAACTGGTACTGGCACCTGTCTTACACACAGGCCGTTGTAGGTTCGATTCCTACCGGGACTACCAATGAACCTCTAGCTCAATTGGCAGAGCATCCGGCTCTTAACCGGAAGGTTGTGGGATCGTTGCCCACGGGGTTCACCAAACAACGTAAGTTGTCTATTCCGGGATCGCCTAACTGGTAAGGCACCGCACTGTTAATGCGGCGTGGCTTTATGCCCATATGTAGGTTCGAACCCTACTCCCGGAGCCAAATTTTGGGCCGGTAACTCAATAGGACTAGAGTAGCTGCCTCTTAAGCAGAAGGTTGGGGGTTCAAGTCCCTCCCGGCTCACCAAAAGGAAAAAGGAAATGGAATTGATTTTGTTCGAGAAACGAGTTGCCGGATCGGTCGCCGCCTAACAAGCGGTTGGCCCGGTCCATTCATATGGGCCGGTAACTCAACGGACTAGAGTAGCCGACTTTTAATCGGAAGGTTGTGGGTTCGAATCCCACCCGGCTCACCAAGTTTTGCAGTCCGCGCCGCCCGCGTAATCGGCAACGGCGCACAGATCATTGACAATTGAAGAGCCTGTTTAGGAACAATGACTCCCCGGTCCATCGTGGTAAGATGGATTCAGTTGGGGAGAACAAAGGAAGTGGCAAGCCGATAGGTGATGGTTATCCCTCTGCAAAAGGGGAGATGTGGGTTCGAATCCCATCGCGTTCTTCGGAGCGCGTCGTCTAATGGTAGGACGCCTAAAATCTCCGTCGCCGATACCTTGCTTGCCGCTTCCTTTCAAATATGACCAAGTTCCGAATACTCACTCCGTCCGGCGTTCAGGCCGAAGGTGAATGGGATACGCTGGAAGAGATTCCCGCCCGTTTGCCAGACCGCTTCAATCACTACTTCGACACCGAAGATGCTGATGTAGTAGTCATCGGAGAAGACGGGAAAGAGTCCCGGCTAGGAGTTTTGGGGTTGGTTCGTGAAGTGATAAGATAGAGTTTCAGTGACAGCCGATAGGTGGATGGTTATCTCAACTGTTAATTGACAAAAACCCGTTCGCCGAACAACTTGCTGTTCACTATGGATCGGTAGCTCAGTGGCAGAGCAACGTAAAAAGTCTTCGTCGCCCAAATTGCTGGTGACAGCCGACTGATGAAGGTTATCGCCTATTAAGCCGTAGGTCGTTGGTTCGAATCCAACCCGGTCCACCAAAATGCCTGAATCGTCACCGACATCATGTGGTCATAACTGGAGAGATTTTCGCATTGAGGATGTCATCAACACCGACATGTTTTGTGGTTGGTGCTGGCGCGAAATGTTAATGCAGATTCAAGCCGATGAAGACATCGTAGAAGAAGTAGAAGCACATCAGCAAAGCATCGGGAAGTAGCTCAGTGGATAGAGCACGTAAAGGTCTTCGTCGCCAAATTGCTGGAGACAGCCGACTGATGAAGGTTATCGCATCATAAGCGCGTTGTCGTTGGTTCGAATCCAACCTTCCCGACCAAAGTTCCCAACATGCACCGGATGCTGAAGTGGTCGAAGCGTAGGTCTGCAAAACCTATCTTAGCGGATTCGAGTTCCGCCCGGTGCTCCAAAGTTCTCCGACTAAACAGTGGCATGAGTCATCAAACCATCAGCTTCATCAAGAGTGCGGTGCGGATCGCGGGTTACGCTTTGATGTACATGATCCCCGGTGGGTTCTGGCCCGCTACGGTGTTGATCGCATCCGAAATCATCGGCATCATCGAAGAGATCGGCCACTAGTCGAACAAGTTTGCGGAATAGAGCAGTGGTCAGCTTGCTAGCCTCATAAGCTAGAGGTCGTGGGTTCGAATCCCACTTCCGCAACCAATCATTGTCCCGTAGCGCAGTTGGTCAGCGCGCTTCCTTGACATGGAAGAGGTCGTCGGTTCGAATCCGACCGGGGCAACCATCACGCGGGCGTAGCTTAAGAGGAAGAGTATCGGGCTTCCACCCCGACCATGCGGCTTCGAGTGCCGCCGCCCGCTCCAAAGTTTGCAGTGATCTGTAGTTCAGTTGGTAGATCCTTGGGTGGTGAGCTTAGCTCATCCGTGCGCCGGTTCGAGTCCGGTCAGATCGCTGCAATATGCTCCGGTAGCTTAACGTAAAGCGACAGACTCCAAACCTGTTAGATGTGGGTTCAAATCCTACCCGGAGTGCCAAAGTTTATGACCGTCAATCGCTTTCGAGCGGCATTGAAACAGAGGACTTGTTAGATCAAGAAGGCAGAGGGTGACGCCTTCCTCAAGTTCCACGGATGATCGGGGCCATAGTTGTTAAAGAACCCGGTTAAGGACGGTCCCCAATTCCATAGGGGTGTAGCTTAATGGTAAAGCCTCGGTCTCCAAAACCGATCATGGGGGTTCGATTCCCTCCACCCCTGCCAAAGTTTCCACGGGACCGCCGCCGGGCACGGCTTGGGTCACCAGACAGTCAGTCCAAAGAGGGTGAGGGCGGTCACCGTGGCGCGAAATAAAAAGGCCGGACCCGAAGGCCCGGCCAAAGTTGACGAACAGATCTTGTTATTGCTTCTCGAACCACGCTGATGATCCGAACGGGTTGTCCACAGACTTGAAGATGTACTTGACACCGTTCTCTGTGACGACTTTCCCGCTGGTCAATCCAGCGGCCTTTCGAAGATCGGCAGTGGCCGCACCCGGTCCAAGTCCACAGATGGCGCTTCCGTCGAAGCACTTACCCACAAGGGCCTTGGTGTTGACCGGTGGTACGACAACCGGCGGCGGGTCAAACGGCAGATAGTCCTTGGCATCGATAGAAACCATAATGGACCCCGGCGGCGGATTCTTCGGATCATAAGCCGGGACACCGGGCATGTCCAAGCCGGGAGCAATCACGATATTCGGCTGAAGGGCAGAAGGCACCCAAGTGTAGCCTTAGTCTTTTCGCATGCCCATCATGCAAACAGGGTTCCATCCCCATACCATGATCGGCACATCGATTTTGTAGCCTTGCGTCGCCAGTGCCAATGCCTTCGTTTGCATTTCACTAGGCGACACGTTTCCAGAAGGATTCCGAAGCGCGCGGACAGCGGGTGGCTGTGCCGACCAGTAGATGTCACTGGTCAACGTCGCTCCGGGATACTTGCACTGAGCCACAGCCGACAACAAGGTCGTGGCTAACAGAAGTAGTAGTTTCATAGTCACTCTTGACCGAACAACGGTCAATCAGTATGTATATGTCAAGTTTCATTCTCCCGTAGCTCAGTGGTAGAGCGTTCGACTGTTAATCGAATAGTCGCAGGTTCGAGTCCTGCCGGGAGAGCCAATTTCTACATACCGATGTGATATGTTCGGTGTGTGAAAAAGATTTCGAGCGCCGCGATTCTACCAAAGGTAGTATTTGTGGTACATGTCGGGTTACTGCTTTTCGGTTAAAAAGAAAACGGATGGCGGTAGAGTACAAAGGTGGTCGGTGTCAAAGATGTGGATACAACCGCAATATGGGAGCACTTCAGTTTCATCACCGGGACCCAAAGATCAAAGAGTTTCGTGTTTCGGACGGCACCAACAAAAGTTGGGATCGCGTTCGGGAAGAACTTGAGAAGTGCGACTTGTTGTGTGCCAATTGTCACGCTGAACAACACAGTCCACGACAATGGCTGGTAAGCTAATCTGGTGAAAGCGATGGTCTGAAAAACCATAGAGCGCGGATCGTAACCGCGACCAGCCACCAAAAGAAAATGCGACTTTCTCGTTCCTCAAGGACGCGAAAGTCGCAAATCGCTTCTTAGCTGAGACGGATTAGCGGTGGACTGAAAACCCACAGAGGTCGGTTCGATCCCGACAGAAGCGGCCAATCCTTACTGACGGGTGACGATCACGGGAATTGATGCGAAGGTATCGTCATCAATCACCGCGTCAATGTTCCATACCCGTTTGTTCGAAATCGCTACGATGGTGTAGGATTGTGCGTTCGGCACGGTGAATCCGACCCGGCACTGTATGACATACACGTCGCGCTTAGCATCGTATACCGGCAGGCGTTGCGGATAGAACTTGCCGTCAGCGGAGTACACGAACAGTTGTAGGTTGTGGCGAAGTGGAGCGTCGGTAATTTTTACCTCTACAGTGACCCACTCCGGGACGATACTTCCAGTCGTCGGAGAGACGATGGTGATGTTGTTGGTGGTAGTCATGACATTCGATGTTTAGACTTCGGGTAGCTTTCAGAACGTGGTAGACTGGAACAAAAATGGCGAAAAAGAAAGCCGCTGCCCCGCCGGTCGTTGAACAGTCTACACCCGCACATCATCGAAAGAACATCGTCAAGCTGATCCATGACGCGGCCCGCCGGACAGACTATCGCAAGGTCTTCGCGGATTTCGTTGAAATGGCGGCGCTTAGCATGAGCAATGCCGTCGATCTTCCACAGGCCGAAGAGCGTGAAAAGCGATACATGGAGATCGTCAAGTTCTATCAGCCGGAAGAAATCGCACTTTTTCCCAAGATGCTGGCGGAACTGACTTTGGCGCTCGAAGCGGAGCCGCATGACGCTCTTGGAATGATCTACGGGGAAATGGAGATCACCAACAAGTACGCGGGCCAGTTTTTCACTCCCTACGAATTGTGCCGGATGATGGGCCGGATGTTGATCGATGACCAGATGCGGGAGTTGATTCAGACGAACGGATACATCACCCTTCAGGAACCGGCATGCGGTGCCGGGGCGAACGTGATCGGACTGGCGCACGAACTGAAAGAAGCCGGGATCAACTACCAGACCGGCATGCATGTCACCGCGATTGACGTGGACCCCAAGTGTGTTCACATGTGCTACTTGCAGTTGTCGTTGTTGCACATTCCGGCGCTGGTGTATCATGGAAACACGCTGTCGCTGAAGATGCACAGCGTATGGAAGACCCCGGCGCACATCATGGGCGGCTGGTGGTGGAAATTGAATCGGGCGAAGCGGCCCGTTGAACCAATCACCCGGCCCGGACCCATCGAAGTGGATCTTTCGAACGGTTTGCCGGGCGCGGCCTAAACAGGTTCTACAGTATGACGGCGTAGTCTAAAGGATCAGGCACCACCCTCCGAAGGTGGGGACGCAAGTCCAATGTGGGTTCGAGTCCCACCGCCGTCTCCAAATCTCTTGACAGAACTCGGTTTAACGAGTTACAATGTGAGTATGAACACCAAACCGGGATGTGTCGGATGCAAATGGGCCAAATGGGACATGGCCGGGCGCAAACGTTTGACGAAACTGACGGTTGGTCGTTGTCAGTGGCCCGTGCCGGAACTTCCGAAGGTACCGGTGGTGTTCAGCATTCAGATTCGCAATGAGTCTGCGATCTGGCCGGACTACGATAAAGTCTGCCCGGTGCGCGAAGAAGCCACTACTTAGCCGGGAAGCCGGTGATGCGGAGAAACTGGTTCTCCATGAACAGCGTCAACCCACGCCCCATGATGTAGTAGGAGAACGTCTCACAGAAGGCTTCTTCCGGGTTCTTGTTTGAGTACCCGGTCGGCACGTGATAGGCAAACGGCACTCCCGCTGTCCTTTCAAATTTCGACCAAGCCGCATTGATGTCGTTCTTGAACGGGGACGGGATGTACATGTCGCCGCCACCGTGCTGGTATTGCTTCCAGAACGTCACGTACATGTCCTTCGCCTGTGCGTCGTCGATGAACCGGGGAAGATTCTCCCACACACCTTTGATTTGATTCTGCCACTCATCCATATCCTTCAAGGCGATGGCAACGACTTTATCATAGGCCCGGCGCAAGGATCGCATGTCGCTGTCCGTGAAGCTCACCTGATTCTTCTTGATGAGGTTGATCCATCCTTCGCGCTGGCTAGGCTTGAGGACACGGGAATAGACGTGGTGTCCGACTTCGTGCGCGATGACACGCGGATCGGAGTATCCGAACATGGTGGATCGAATGGTGTTGTTGTGATCGTATGTACCCGCCGCCCAATCGTTCGTTGCGAAGTCAGCTTCGAAGATCAGGTCTTTGAGAATGGTGCCAAACCCAAAGTGACGTAGCCGGTCGGTGGCGATTTTCAATGCGTGAAGGTACTCTTTCAGTTTGGCTTTGTCGCGTTGTTCTGTCTCATCCGTGGTCAGGAAACGAACACGCACATCGGCGAACTTGAACTCTTCCTTTTTCTGGTAGGATTCCAGACTGTCGCCTTTTTGCGACAGCCATTCATCCATCGCGGCGAACATGTCGCGGGTCAGCTTACCGTACTTCGTGTAGATGCTGTTGCGCGCCTTGTCGAATCCGGCGTAGTACTTCGTCCATTCCGCTTCTTTGCCGTCGTAGCGGAATTGCTTGTACTTCTCTCCGTTGGCGGGTCGGATAACGTCGGAGCCGCGCGGCCAATCCACAAAAAAGATGCCGGTGCCTTCGATGTGAAGGTTCCACCACTTCGTCCGTACCTCTTTTTCTTCCCACGTCTCATGCGGCTTTTCGCGCTTTTGTGATCCGCTGATGGAGAAGACAGACATGAGAATGCCTTCCATGTGGGCCAGCCATTTGTCATAGGCTTGGACGACTATGTACAGATCGCGGGGAGATTTGATGCGTCGGATGTTTTTGCTGAACATCGCGGCGTCCTTTCGAAGTGATTCAATCTCTGACTTGTTGACCGCTTCTGAGAGAAACTGTCCGAAGGTGAGCATCATTCCTCTTCTTCGTCTTCGTCAGTGTCTTCTTCCTCATCCGCCTCTTCATCATCGGCGGCGTCATCGTCCTCTTCAGGCTCTTCTTCCGGTTCAGGTTCCCGTTCATTGTCTTCCAACTCTTCGTCGGTTGCGACGTGGGAGCGAACGAACCAAGCATCCTTGTCGATGGATTCGATCATATCGGCGATCATGTTCTTGGTGCCTTCGTCGTTCACATCATTCATGATTGTGTTGAGCCGGTCGGAGAGATCGATTAGATCGGTGTGAAGATCCAAGAGCATGTTCTTTGCCGGTTGTAGTTGGCCGGGGGTTTCTTGGATCGTAGCAAGGTCCAGAAACTCTTGCATGGAGCCGGGCGCGACCAGTCGAAGCGCACGCATGCGTTCGGCCACCACATCGATGTGTTCGTTCAGGTGACCATAGATGTCATCGAACAGCTTGTGAAGCGGGCCGAAGAAGGGACCGCGCACATTCCAGTGGAAGTTGTGAACCTTGATCGATACCACGTGCAAGTCCGCCAACAGAATAGGTAGTTCGTGCTCCGTGGAATGGTCGGCTACGGATTCCTTGAGAAACTGGTGAAAGCCCTTCATGCTTCTATTTATTGCGGGCGTGTGGTATGATATTCACATGGGCCAGCCGTAGGATCAAGGTTATCGCCCCAAACCGCCATGCGCGGGTTCGATTCCCGTCATCATCCTTTGGTGGGTGGTGTTGACCAGTGGTAGGTCAGCGGACTAGATTCCTTGGCCGATCAATTTGCTGGCCCCTAAATAGTTTCGCTCATGAAGACCCGCGACATCATCATCGGTTGCTTACTGTTGCTCTTTGGTGCAATTGTGTACGCACAGACGCGCGCCGATATGAAGAATCAAGTGCGGAATCTATACGGCATCATCACACCGCGCCCCGGCACGATTGTGGTATGTGTCGCGGATAGGAACTGTGAAGCGCTCCCGGATGGAGCATATGTGGTGTACAGGACGTTACCACCCGCCGGGCCGGGCGCGTGTTCCACCGTTGGCACGGGAGCCTTCAGCGTGGATGAAAAGGGATACATGTACTGGTGCTCACCGCCGTGGGACGGACCCAAAGGAGTGAACAACAGTGTGTGGATGCGCACAGCGGAACCGATGGTCAAGACTTGGACCCCGGACAGACCGCCCGATGCCCCGACCGTGAAGTAGCTGGCCGTCTGCCTGACCGTTCCAGAAGGTAAGAGCGAAGGTCCCTAATACAAGAGCCGCCAGCGCGTGCGTCCCCGTAGCTCAGTTCTGGACAGAGCGTCCGCCTCCTAAGCGGAAGGTCGTAGGTTCGAATCCTACCGGGGACACCAACCTTCAAAGGACCATCATTCGGTTCAACTCTGCAACTTCGGCATCGGTCTTTTCAATTTGCGCCGCCGTATGGAGTTTGATGTCCATCCCGTCTTCGATGATCGACGTGATACACCATAGTTTCTGTAGCGCGTCTGGAACAAGGTCCGGGCAGTGGGTTGCGGCCAGAATGTAGTGGCGTTGAGTATTCATGAGTTCCCGTAGAGCGGCCCGCTGATTGTCAGTCATCTTCGAGCATTTATACACGGCCCCATCGCCTAACGGAATAAGGCATCGGTCTTCTAAACCGATCTATCCGGGTTCGAGTCCCGGTGGGGCTTCCAATACACCTGTTCAAATTACTAGGTTGACATGGGTGGTATAATCCGCTCTAATATAGGCATGAAGCTGTACACTGTTACAGTCACGCTCCAAGCAGAGCCGTGGTTGGTCACGGAGTTCAAGTCCGTGCTTTCCAAGCTCCCGGAGTTTGACGAAATCGCGGCGGAAAAAGCAATAGTGCTGGCGCACAACATCGCCAGTGCAAAAAGTCAGGTTCGCCGGGTGAAAGGGTGCTCATCCGCTAAATTAGTGGATGGATCGGCTATTCGTGTACTCTGTTTTGCTACACAACACCGAACAACGTGCGCGGGAATTTCTTTCCCGCAACGGCATCGATTACTTGATCGTGTCGCGCGACGGGTTAGATTATAGGAATAGACTCCACCGATCCTACACCCGCATCCTACTTTCAATCTCCGATGGTCGGGTATCGAAAGTGGATTGGGGATAGCCTCGTTTCTCACATGAACTTGTTGAATTTGTGGCGTTCTTCGGCTTCAAGCACAATGTCGAATTTTGGTAGCGGAAGGTGCTGGAATTCAATGTGCCGGGTCTTGAACTGAGCGACGCTGATGTGTGGAAGGAAGTTGGGGAAGACCAGTTCAGCCTTCATCTTCTTGGCAATTTCCAGTTGCTTCTTGATCCGCTCATGTGGTGTGGTGATGATTGCCAAGTAGTAGTTTGGGTTGCCGCCTAACAGTCGCCATTGGAGAGGTTTGACCCGGATCGTCTGTTTATCCGGCACGTAGTTTGGTAGGGCATTCTCTGACCTGATGATGGACATGTGAATGTCCGGCGGAAGTAGAGACGGAGAAGGAAGCGATCCATTCGCGACCAGCGTTTGAACGAACCGGTGCAAACTCACCGTGGTTGCCCGATCTGTGGCGCGCCATGTGTAGAACATCGTGTCGCCGCCCTCTTCGAACAGGGACATCGGGATGCGGCTGAAGTCGCTGAAGGACATCATATTTAAGTATTTATTGACAGGCCCGCCCTTGGCGTGGTATAGTGATATTGGACAATGACGCTAGAAGCCCCATCGATGACATCAGTACTAGGATTCACAGAACTCCTAGAACTCTTGCGCGATCATCGGAGCATCTTCGTCATTGGCATCCGGGCTAAGTCTTTTTGGGACAAGGGGATTGAAGCCTATCCTTTCCCGCAAGGTGCGCTGTTGGTTCATAGTGATGATGATGAATCACGATACCCGGAAATTTTCGTTCATGGGGATCAAGACAAGTTCATTGTATCACACGTCCCTAAGTGGTTTGCGGACACATGGTCCGCTCATCTGGAAGGGATCGTCGAAAGCAAGCCGGGGTTCCATTTGCCGAATCATGCTTTCCCGCCCATGACGATAAATTGGTAGTATGATAGAGAAAAAGCCGGTTCCCAACCGGGCCAACACCCCTGAAGAGAAAGAAGAAGTCCTTCGCCGGATTGCTGAGTTTTGGCAACGCCATCCCGATTTGCGACTTATGCAGATGTTGATGTGCGCGATGAAGGTTAATCATAGGTATGCCTTCAACGTCGAAGACTACGATTTGTTGAAATATCTTCAAGATGCGTTTCCATCGACGCTAAATCAAGGCGATGGCACAGAAAACATCGCTACTGATCCCGGAACACTTTGATCGGCTAATTGTACTCGAAACTCTTGATGAGAAGATCGCGTACCTCCGGTCGGTCGGCACCCCGGCTTTAAGAGAAGTCTTGCGGCTGGCATACGATCCGACTGTTGAATTCGACACTGAGATTCCGAAGTACACGCCGGACGATTCTCCGCTTGGACTGGCTTTCAACAGTCTCTATGCGGAGTACCGCCGTTTCTATCTCTTCCAGAAACCGGCGCAACACATCAACCAAGCCAAGAAGGAAAACTTGCTGGCTCAGATCCTTGAATCCATTCATGTGACTGAAGCCATGCTGGTGGAGAAGATTTTCGCCAAGGATCTGAGTGATTGGGAAATCACCGAAGACCTTGTTCGCGCCGCCTTCCCCGATCTTCTCCCGCCCGCGCCCGTGAGCGCTCCCACGCCCGCGCCGGTACCCGTGAGTACGCCCGCGCCCGCGCAAGAGGCTGAGGCGGCTAAGAAGCCCCGGAAACGCGCACCGGCGAAAAAGGCGACTACGAAATCCAAAGCATAGTGCCGAAAGGTAAATACTGTCTTCCGGGAAACTCATAATGGCAACCAAACCGAAAGACACCACCAAGAAACCGAAGGCTGTGAAAGAAGCCTTGGTCGTTTTCTCCAATTTGATGAGCGCATCTGGTCCGCGCATTCGGGCCAGTGTGTTTGCTGACGGCAAAGTCAAAGGTGCCACCGCGCCGATGACCGACAAAGGAATCAATCGGCTTCGGGAATGGGCCAAGACAATTGCCGGGGCGACCAAGCTGGCCGAAATGGTCAATGTGTCGGAAGCCGGTGTCTTCGCCACCAAGCTCGAAGAAAAGTTGCTCAATGAGAGCAAGACCATCGTGCTCGAACCGAACGATCCGATGGCGAAGAAGCTGGCGCACGCCTCGTTTCCCGACTACACCGGTCGGAAGTTCAAGGTTCAGGTGATGCCAGAAGGTGCCAGCGTTGACGTAACAAGCTATTGGGACGGTGGGTCGCGTGAATACTTCGTGGTCATGAATTTGGTCACGCTGAAGTCAATTCCCGTACCGCAAAACGGTGATCCGAACACGAAGCGCATCGCGCCGGTGAAGATCCATGAAAACATGTGCGTCGTTCAGCACAGCATTTTCATGGGCAAGGATATGGGACTGACCTTCATCATCAGTGACAAGAATGCCGCTCAGTTGCTCCCGGACAGCGGCACCAATCTCGATAAGAAAGAGAAGATCGTCCTGTTGCTGTTGCGCGCCTACAAGCCCGCCTATCGCCGCGACGAAGCGCGTCATGCCGGTATCAGCACGACTGAGTACGACACGATTGTCGCCAACCTTAAGGTGAAGCAATACGTGAATTCGAGTGGTGCGATCACACCGAAGGGACGGAACGCGATCAGCGACATCCGGGATCTGTACCAGCTTCGGAATGAATCAGTAAAACCGAAGAAGGTCAAAGTGGTGAAGGAAGATGCGCCGCCGTTCTGTGATAAGTGTGACAGCAATCACCCAACCGAAGAGGCATGTGCTGGCGAAGATATCATGGAATCGGTTAGCCCGGATCAAATGGGGTTGATCCTGAAGAACTTCGCTTCAAAGTTTGCGGGAGTTGAGTTCCTTATAAAGAGTGACCTGTTCGACCATAAAATCAAAGATGTGACGGTCATTCCGATGGCTGGCTCTTTCATGGAGTACAGGGAAGGTAAGTTGCGGGTCGAATTCCGCAACCATCCGGTTCAAGGTGACGTGAAGGGAGAGTCCTATAGATTCTCCAGCATCTTCCACGCTTTCAAAGATGGAAAGGCGACTGCGACCAAGAAAGGCAAAGACGTTACCCGCGCTGTTAAAGCAGAGGTTTTGCGGATTGGAACATTGATGGGAGAAGATTAGTCTTCTCCTGATAGGTCGGACCAGACGAAGTATACCCGACGCGCACTCCTAGATGATCCTCTAGGGTGCGCGTTATGTTTTTGGTGTAGTCGTATTGTTTCGGTTCCGCGTTCATGAGCCGATTCGTAGACACACCAAAGGGAATAGCGTCCATGTCTTGATAGGACACACAGTACCGCGTCATCATACCGGGGATCTTGTCCAGATGGGTCAGGAAGAGTGAATCGACCGGCCCGGCGGCGCGCATAGCATATTTCAGCATCAGCATGTCCATGTGTCCGAAACGGAAGCGTCCCTGCCATTCGTTCGTTGTATTGTGGTCGCCGTCATAGCGGACCTGTTCTGATTCGGTAGGGAACGGCCCGGCACCGTGGCGGGTCAAGATGGTACGCAACACACCGATACGTGTGGATTCGACGCCGGTGTCGTTCAGAAGTTCATGGGCGTTACCGAAGGTTGTATCGGTCCATGTGTAGTAGGGAGCAAACCCATACCGTTCGTCCAGAAGGACGCCTTGTGCCCCTTCGAAGATCGACACCGACTTGGTGAGCATTTCTTTCAGCCGGTCGGTGGTGCCAAACTCGAAACGGGAGCGGAAGTCCCGGTAGATGTGGCACAGCGCGCGGACGTTTTCGTTGTAGATGGCCTCGACGGATCGATTGTCAAGAGTTTCTGGATCGATGTCGTAGCGGCGGATTGCATCAATTTTTTCGCTACGGATCAACTGTAGTTTGGTTTCGGTGATTGCGGGGTTTTTGAGATCGCGGACGAAGAGGGATGTTTTGCCGGACAATAGATCGGCGCGGGCTTCTCCGACGCCGTGGCCGCATGAACCGTGCCGATTATCACCGCGAAGGGATTCCCGGCAACGATTCATGAGCCAGTGGAACGGAGTGATGACTAGACAGTCCTCATCAATGATGATCCTGTCGAAAGGATTATCGCCGTTCACCGACTGTAGAGTCTTGGCCTCATTGAGTAAGGCGAATGGTTCTACAAGCATGTGACGGGACAGGTAGGTCTTCACCCCGACCACAAAATAGGCGGACCCGAACTGAGCGAACGTATGGTGGCGTCCGTCAGGCAATACGACATTGTGAGCGCATTGCGGCCCGCCGTTGTATCGTACAACAAGATTCGCACCATGTAGCCGGGCAAGGTAGTCCACCGACGTTCCCTTGCCTTCGTCGCCGAAGGTCAGCCCGGCTACAATGTGTGCGTGTGGAATCACAGGCGTTCGGTACCACCGCTGGTCGAAGTTGTCGCCGGAAGACCGGACGCATCGTACTTACTGATGTCGCCAACCTTGCGGGAGAGCGGCACAAGAGCCTTGTCCAGCCCGGTGGCGATACCATCGGCGGTCAGGTCAGCCAGATCCGCGTTCTCTTCGAACAGCGCGACCGTAGAGACGATGAGTTCGCAAATCTTGTTCGGGTCGTCCAGCAAGAGAACGTGTTCCGGGTTGATGGTTTCGCGCCAGAAATTGAGGATGCGTTCTTCCTGCCAGTGGGAAGTCATGTTTGGCTGTACATAGAAAATGTGCCAGCGTTCGGAGCATTCCCGCACAATGTCTTTAATCGGAATGTCCTTGTCGATTTGGTCGCCGAAGAGCGCCCGGACTTGTTCGGCTTTCACCGGGGCGTAAGCCTTTTCATCCCCGAAGAGGAACAGGAAGCCTTTGCGACCGCGCTTCTCCCAATGGTCAGTTGCCGTGTGCCGGGCGAAGAAGTATAGCATCAGTTCGTAGCTTTCACGGGGTTCGCCGCCGCCGCCATTGCCAGTGAACCACAGCCGCCCAAGATCGTCGTCGATTTCAAGGCCGGATTCAAACTGACCCACCTGAACGGTGCCTTGCACGCCGCCCATCGCCGCGTAGTCGTCGTGCCCCGCGATACAGATGGCCGGGTATCCTTCGCCAAGGTAGCGCTTGCCGCTGGCCTTGTCTTCGAGAAAGTGACCCATCAACTTCGCAAGGGCCTTCTGGAAAATCTTCGGCACCGTGGACATGGAGCCGGTCAGATCCATCGACACGCCAATAGGGATGGTGATCGGGTGTTCCGGGGAGTCGCGGGATTCGCGATACTTCACCCCGAAGGGGTTCATTTGATCGTGTACGCCGATGGCTTTTCCGGCCCGCACATCGGCATCGTAAGTGAATGCCGTTGTGCCGGTGCTGCTACGGTAGTCTTCGCGTGCATCGTAATCGTCGCGGGAGAATGATGTTCCGCCCATATGTTTGATTTTCCTTGTTGGTTAGAGAGTGAGTTTGAGGTAACGTGGCTTTCTGAATTCTTCTTGTGCCAATTTACCCCATTTATCTTGTACGTCCCAAGCGTTTTGTGGACGTGTTTTTGCAGAATCGGCCAAACACCAATCAAGCAACCCTTTGAACCGGGTTGGAATGGTTTCCGCCGTGTTCCGTACCATCATGGCCCACATGAAAATGTCGGTCGCGGGAGTCGGTTTTTCTTTTCGCAATACTTCCCGTGGGTACCACGCTTTGTAGTTCTTTACGATAGCTGGAATGTGTGTCGGTGCCGTCACATCAATAGAATAGCACCAATCTACCAGCATTAAAGTGTGTGAGAGCGGCCCGTACATCAGGTGTGGCGGCACAATGGCACCATGAACGATTCCGTTGTTGTGGACGAATCCTAAAGCCGACAGGAGCCGGTTTGTCATCCAGACAACATGCCGCATGTCCAGCTTCCCTTTGATCGATGTGATCTGTTCGAGCGACACCATCGGTTCGAATCCGCCTTCCCGGAGTTCCGCTTCAGCCATACTGAGAACGACCGCGCGGCGATTGGATGCTTTGAAGCTGTCGATGGCTTGGGGAATGTAGTGCTTGAATTTGTCGGAGCGGGTGTCACTTTGCAGTGTCTTGAGAGCGGCGATTTCCCGGTCCATCAGATCGTTGTCGCCGTGGGATCGGGCGATCTTCAGGACGGCGCGTTTGTGGGTGCTGGCCGTGATCTGGTAAAGGTCTGCGATGTCTCCGCTGGTGATGGGATTTTCGACGATCCACTTTCCGAAGACAACGGGCGCGACTGGTGCGGTCTTGCCGTTGAGTGCCGCGTACATTTGACTGAGTTTGGCGAATGCATCATTTCCCCGTTTTTGCATCGCGGCGGGTTGCGTCGCCAATTTGTCCGGGTGGACCAATTGTGCCAATATCCGGTATGTTTTTTCAGGGTCAGCACCAAAGAGAAAAGATGCCGTCGTTGCATTTTCGATGTGTCGAATTGCAGAAACGGCATCTGTGTAGGGTGCGGTGGCGGAACCAGCCTTCATATGTCACAATCATACCCTAGGTTCCGTGAAATGCGAAAGATTTTATTCAGGCATCTTTGCGTCAGCGACTTGATTGGGTTGAACGAGCATTGTTCCGACCGGAGCGTTGTCGATTTGCAACATGGCGTGCCGCACTTTCTCCGGGTAGGATCGGTTGGCCGGATTATATGTCCGCATCGCCGCGACGAATGTTTTTGACTTGTACCACCGGGCGGTCCCTAAAGCATCTCCGACGATTTGGATAGATTGCTCCGCGCTGGTGAACTTTTTGTTCCCGGATGCCCATCCGAACAGATTGTTATGGCGCATGGATTT